ATTAGAGGCTCTGACGCTGGTTACTCGGGTCAATTAACTATTCAATCGGCTGGCGGCGGAACGTCTCTTATTAACGGCACTGGCGGAAATAATGCGCTTGCGTTTTTAACTGGCGGCGGTGAACGCGCCCGAATCGACAGCTCCGGCGATGTTCTAATCAATACAACTGCGTCCCCCATCGCTTTCTTTGATGGCAAACTAAGGGCTGCAAGTTCCACAACGGTAACTTCTTTCCGTTGTACTGGCGTATCTGGGGCAATCCTGCAAAGCCTTTGGCACGAAGCTACGTCCGGTGACAACCAATTTGTTAGTTTTGGCACGGAAACTACGCGATTAACCAGAGGGTCGATTTCTTACAACCGCGCTGGCGGACTTGTTGCTTACAACACAACTTCTGACTATCGCGCCAAAACCATTCTTGGTGATATTGATAACTCTGGTGAGGCAATCGACGCTCTCAAGGTTTATCGCGGCGTCATGAACGGAGCTACCGTGGAGCGCCCCATGCTGGTTGCTCACGAAGCTCAAGAGGTTGCACCGTATTGCGTCACAGGTGAAAAGGACGCTGTAGATGACGACGGCAACCCGATCTATCAGCAGATGGATCACCAAGCGTTGGTGCCTCTGTTGATTGCTGAGATTCAGCAACTTCGCAACCGTGTCGCAGCCCTTGAGGGCGCGTAGTCCCACTCACCAATTAACCCGCATCATCACTATGGACTTCACTATCACAATCGACGACACGCTCGTCCCCGGCATCATCGCTACCGCCAATCTTGAGGGCAAAGACCCCGAAGATGTTGTGGCTGAGTACGCCCAGGCTGTGGCCAACAAGGCGTGCCAAGACCTCAAGGTCGGCCCGTACTACACCGGCCCCATCCCGCCCCAGTTCAACGCTGATGGGACGCCTTATGTGGCACCCGTTCCCCCACTAGACAACGACACTACTCCGCCGGTTGTTGAGGAGGAAGTATGACGCTTAATGTCCAGCCAGGGTTCCTGTGGAACGACTCCATCTGGAACCCCAGCATGATCTCTACGGCGCTGTGGTTGGACGCTGCTGATGCCAGCACTGTTACGCTGAACGGATCTACGGTTAGCCAGTGGAACGACAAGAGCGGCAATAGCCGTCACGTCAGTCAAGCTACCGCTGCCCAACAGCCAACCTGGAACGCTACTGGATTGAACAGCAAGCCAACACTTGTTTTTGATGGCAGTAATGACATTCTGTTAAATCAAAATGCCGGCAGTGTTGGTGTAACAAATATTTCTATGTTTGTAGTAATGCGCTATGTCAGCGCTTCTGGCAATGACCTTCCGTTTGGCATTGGTAGCACAAACTCTAATGGCCAAATGCGTAGCCTCTTTCTTCAGGGTGGCGGTACAACTCAAGGCTTTGCCACGTGGGCAAGTGATGTTAGTTCAAGTTCGCTTAGCGCCGACATTGGCGGTACCCACCATATTTTTGAAGCGATTCAAGGAAGTGTTTCTTCTGTTAGTTTATTTCGTGACGGCACAGGGGCAACCGGCAACCCACTTGGATTCCCCGGATCATCTGCGGTTACTTTTAACGGAGTCTCATTGGGTTCATTGCAAGGCGCATCAGTCGGGCTTTACCATTCCAACGTAGCTATTAGTGAAGCAATTTTAATTTATTCCGAAGCTTCTACTGACACCCGCCAACGCATTGAAGGTTACCTATCCCACAAATGGGGTCTTGAAGCAAACCTGCCAGTCGGGCATCCATACAAAACGACGGGGCCTACACCATGACCAACACCGAAACCTATAACACTACGAGGTGTCAGCCATGAGCCCGATTTATGTGCCGGGGAAGGTGGTGTTGCAAAAGCAGTTCACCCAGCAGGGCTACATGTGGGAGTTTCCGGCTCGGTACGGGCTATGGTCGCCTGCCAACATCGCCACAGCGCTGTGGTTAGATGCGGCTGATACGGGAACGGTTATCACCGAAAGTGGCGCGGTCAGCCAGTGGAATGACAAGAGTGGAAACGGCAGGAACGCCACTCAGTCAACCGCTGGCAATCGTCCGACCTACACAGCAAATGGTTTGACCAGCAAAAACGTTATTACGTTTAACGCTGGATCTAGCACTCGCCTTTCAAGTGCGCTAGGGGCTGCTTCAGCCATAGAAAGCAGTTTTACAGTCGCAAACGCTAGCAGCGCAAATACAGGGCAACAATCGTTGTTGGCTAGTTCCGCAGCGGGTGGACGTCAATTTCGCTTATCATCAACAACTGCATCGTTTTTGTCACAAGCAACAGCTCTGCTTGGCACCTCTAGCTCAAATGCTCCTAAAGACGCAGCAATTATATTTAATCTCGCGTATTCAGGCGGTGGCACATCTTTGTCGTTTTTCTTTAACGGCACATCTGCTGGAACCGCTACAACCGGAAATAGCGTTTCTGGAGGTGGCACTACTTCTATTGGCGCCCAAGGTGGTGGCAGTGAAGGGCTAACCGGTTACATCGCTGAGATTGTTGTCCTGCAATCAGCTCCATCTACTGACACCCGCCAACGCATCGAAGGCTACCTGGCTCACAAATGGGGCCTAACCGCCAACCTCCCTGCTGGTCATCCGTACAAAACCGTGGGGCCAACGCCATGACACGCGCACTAGAAACCACTGCCACTAATCACCCCTGGAGGATGGTGCCATGAGTTGGGTTATTACAGGGTCAGAGAAGGTCGCACAAGACCCTTACCTCTACACCAACACCGTGCTGTTGCTGAAGGGTGATGGTACGAACGGCAGTACCACGATTCCCGATAGCAGCAAAGTTGCTGGTAGCCCGAAGACTGTCACCGCTGTTGGTAACGCTCAGATCAGCACGTCAATTGCAGATCCCTTTGGCAACAGCACTGGAGTAATTGCGTTTGATGGGACGGGGGACTATCTAACGCTTGATGGATCTGCTGCATTTTTATTTGGAACGGGTGATTTTACTATTGAAGCTTGGTTTAGGCCATCAAACCTTACCGGATTAAAAATTATTGTAGATGCAAGGCCCCCAGGGACCAGTGGCGTTGCAAGCCATTGGGTAATCGCCACAGATGGGGCAACCATGAATTACGCAGTTGCAGGATCTTCATACGCCGGAGGTGCTTTATCACTAAATACTTGGCACTTTTTGGCTCTTTCAAGGGCAAGTGGTAGTACCAGAGCGTTTCTTGACGGCGTTCAAATTGGAAGCACTATTACGGATACTACAAATTATCTCATCGGAGCATCAAGGCCAATTATTGGAGCAGACGGTAACTCGCCAATTGCATTAAATTTTACCGGTTACATGGATGACCTCCGTATCACCAAAGGCGTAGCCCGTTACACGGCTAACTTCACCCCACCCACCGCGCCGTTTCCGGATATTTGACCCTGCCCTCGTAGTGTCCCCGTCTTGTCGGTTGCCGCTAGCGTGTATTTGTCACCGCTGCTTCGGCAGCGGAACTAAGTCCCTGGCAACAGGGCAGCCGGGGCGCTCCCGGCTCCAATAACACCCCCTAAGCCTCTCCACGGAAGCTCAAACCTGGGGGTCACTATTACCGCCGTTGCAGGGCTGTACGCAATGCACAGCGACGTATGGCCGTGTGCGGCTGTCTTGTTAAAGGATGGGCCGCTTCCCTTACACGAGCCGGTGACGTGTTAAAGGCGGCGTGGTATAGATTGGGGGTGGCCCCGCGTGCTTGCAACACCGAGGCCGTGACCACCCTGCCTAAACAGGATGATAAAACGACCTTACCGGACCCTCGTTGAGCGGGTCCACTCCTGCATCGTTGGCGAGCCGGAGTGCGGCCACATGCAGGCCAGAGCCACGATCCGCGAAGTGGCGGCGTGGTTGCGCGGGCAGCAAGGAGACGTTGGTCTTTTCAATGCTGGGCTTGTGCTCGATAAGGAGGCCGAGCGATGACCCACCCGATCACCCCACCGCATGAGCTGGTGCAGCAGTGGCGCAACTTGCCTGAATACGTCAGCCAGTTGCAAACGATGTCCACAGTGACGATCACGACTGAAAGGCTGCAACACATCGCCACCCAAGCCGCCCGCTGGGGCGCCGACCAAGAGCTGGAGGCGTGTTGTGAGTGGCTGGTTCGCAACTACAACTACCCAGAAGCTGGCAATCCTCTCCACACCGCCCGCCGCCCCAAGCCGCCGAGCTTGAAGGAGCAGGCGCTGGACCGCTGCAACGACTACATCGACCCTGACGGCATCATCCGCCGCGCACTAGAGCAACTCGATGACTGAACCTCTCTCCCCCGCCGCTGAAGCTGTGCTGGATGCCGCCAACGGTGCCAGCTCCTGGGGGGCAGATGACTGCCTCAACGAAGCTCGGCAGATAGCCGCCGCGGCCCTGCGAGCTGCTGCGGATCAGGTGGTGCCAGAGCTTGGTAGGCCCCGCACGGCAGACGAGCGCACTTTGTACCACGAAGGACGGCTTGATGCGGTCATTCGACACAGGCAGCATTTCCTCGCCATCGCCGCCGAGCTGGAGCAGTCGTAGTGACCACCTCTAAGCAGCTACGCTGACCCTGTGACCTGATCCATCCTTCCGCCGGGTGCTGCGCCAACAGCCCCGGCTTTGTTTCTATGCAGGCCCGCCATGACCCGTGATTCCCTCTGGAGCCAGCTACCGGAACCCCTGTCCACGGACTTCCGGTACTTCCTGGTGCTGGTCTGGCGCCACCTGAACCTGCCGGACCCCACGCCCATCCAGCTCGACATCGCTGCGTACATGCAGCACGGCTCCAAGCGCCGCATCGTTGAAGCGTTCCGGGGCGTCGGCAAGTCTTGGATGGCCGCGGCCTATGTGCTTTGGTTGCTGCGTGGCAATCCACAGCTCAAGATCATGGTCGTGTCGGCCTCCAAGACCCGGGCCGATGACTTCACCATGTTCTGCATGCGGTTGATCCGCGAGATGCCGATGCTCCAGTGTCTGGAGCCGGACCGGGATGAGCAGCGCTCAGCCGTGAACCGGTTCGACGTCAGGCCCGCGATACCGGACCAAAGCCCATCCGTTAAAGCTGTTGGGATTTTTGGCCAGTTGACGGGGTCCCGGGCCGACTTGATCCTGTCGGACGACGTGGAGACCCCGACGACGTCGTGGTCTGTCGGCATCCGGGAGAAGCTCCTGGCCGCTGTCGGTGAGTTCAACGCCATCCTGAAGCCCGGTGGCGAGATCATGTTTCTGGGTACGCCCCAGACCGAGGAATCGATCTACAACAAGCTGGCTCAACGCGCCTACGAGGTGCGCATCTGGCCGGCTCGGTACCCGGAGAAGCCCGTCAAATACGGCGACGCCTTGGCCCCGGTCATTGCGGAGGACTGCCTGGACCTGGTCGGCCAGCCGACGGACCCAGGTCGCTTCAGCGAAATGGACCTGCTGGAACGCGAGACGTCGTACGGCCGGTCGGCCTTTGCCCTGCAGTTTCAGCTGGACACCAGCCTGTCCGACGCCGAGCGGTTCCCGTTGAAACTGGCGGACCTGATGGTGCTGGAGGTCTCAGACCACGCCCCGGAAAAGCTGGTCTGGAGCTCCGGGGCCGAGTACCGCATCTCTGACCTGCCGGCCGTCGGCTTCAACGGCGATTACTACTACCGGCCGGCGTACATCCACGGCTCCTGGTTGCCGTTCCAGGGCTGCGTCATGTTCATTGACCCCTCTGGCCGCGGCCTGGACGAGACGGCCTACGCGATCGTGGCGCACCTCAACGGGAACTTGTTTCTGCTGGAGTCTGGTGCGTTCCGGGACGGTTACTCGGAAGCTGTTTTGCAGGGCCTGGCAGCGGCTGCAAGGCGCCAAAAGGTCAACTTGGTGCTCCTGGAGGACCAGTTCGGCCAAGGCATGCTGGAGTCCCTGCTGAAGCCGTACCTGCAGGTGCAGCATCCGTGCACCATTGAGACCGTTCGGTCCAACGTGCAGAAGGAACGTCGCATCATCGCGGCCTTGGAGCCGGTGCTGAACCAACACCGCCTTGTTGTCAGTCGGTCGGTGATCGAAGGCGACGCCAAGACCCGGGACGACGAGGCCATCGAGAAGCGCCTGGCGTACCAGTTGTTCCATCAGTTGACTCACCTCACCGTCGACCGGGGCTGCTTGGCCCACGACGACCGTCTGGACGCTCTGGCTGGTGCCGTTCAGTATTGGAACGAATCACTGGCCATTGATGAAGACCGAGCAATCAAAGAGCGACAGTCAGAACTCTGGGACCTGGAGCTTCAGGCGTACATGGGGGACCTTGAAGGGGCGCTGGACCGAAGCCTTTTGGGGGGCAGTATTACGGATCTTGCAGCGGCCCCAGCTGCCGGTGGTTGGATCAGGACCCGTCGTTAAACGGGCCAACGTCCGGGCCTGGGTGATCCGGATCCCGGGTGAGTTCATCGGGTACTGGGGCGACGGGGAGTCCGGTTCGTTCCAGACCGTCGTCGTTGCGGAAAACGAAGAGATGGCTTGGGACATTGCCACAAACTGCGATGTCTGGGAACGTATTCCGTGGGAAGTGGACAACGTCCAGATCTTTCCTCGGCTTCCCTTGCAGCAAACAAATGTCAACCATCCGGCTTGCGAGCGCAGCTAAGTTCTACAAGGAGCTGCCGCACCAGATTGCAGCCTGGAACGCCTTGGAGGCGGCCCTGACGCCCAAGCAGATCGAGGACTTTGCGGAGCTGTACAGGTCGGCCACGGAGGTCAAGGTGGGTGCTTTCAGGCCCAGCTCCCCGTTCAGCTACAAGCTGACCCCAAACGTGACGTATGGGGAGTTGACCCAACAGTCAGAGGCCCGTCGGTTCGTGGCCCAGCACCAGTGCGACACGGCCATGGTGCTGGCCCAGTTCGTCCAAAGGGCCCGGGACCACTTTGGTCGCCCCGCGATCATCACTTCTGGCCACCGTCCCCCCAAGATCAACGCCCAGGTGGGTGGCGCCAGCCGTAGCGAGCACCTTTACGACGCCAAAGACACGGGTGCTGTGGACTTCTACATCGACGGGGTGTCCGTTTACACGTTGCAGGCCTGGGCGGATAAGGAGTGGCCGTACTCCCTGGGCTACGGGGCACCAAAAGGGTTCGTGCATTGCGGGATGCGCCCCGGCAAACCCCGGGTAAGGTGGGATTACTGACACCAGACCCATGAAAAAAGGCGGCAAAGGCTCCAAGGGCGGTGGCGGCAAGAAGGGCTACTGATGGCTGACCCCAAGGCCGGCCTGTACATCAACATCAAGCGCAAACGGGACCGGATCAAAGCCGGATCTGGCGAAACCATGCGCAAACCAGGGGCCAAAGGGGCCCCCACGGCTGCTGCGTTCAAACAAGCCGCCAAGACTGCCAAAAAGAAGTAGGAGAACCGGGCTTCCTACCGCTTCACCAATGGTGTGATGACACCAGCCAGGATTTCAATGGCTCGGTACAGCTTGACCGCCATCCGGCTGTATTTGCCCAGGGCTTCGTTGTCCTTTGGGGTGGGTGTCAGGTTCACGATGGCCACTGCAGCGCCGTGGA